TCAGTATTTTTCAAGTATATTTGTTACATCTGTTTTCATTTTTTGAGTTACGTGAGTGTAAATTTGAATAGTGGTTTTAGCATCAGAGTGCCCCACTCGCTCCATGATTGCTTTTAAGGGAGTTCCGTTTTCAGCAAGACGACTAACGAGGGTGTGCCTAAATATATGGCTAGTAATTTCTTTTGGAATTGGTTTTTCCAATCTTTGATTTGCTCGTTTAGCTGCTTCGTTAAATGAATTAGTTTGAATCGGAACACCATTTTTAGTGGTAAAAATGTATCCCATATCTTTAAAACGACGATTGGTATTCTTTTCAATCTCATTCATGAATTGGAATTCTTTAATGATTTCAATTTCTCGTTTTGTCATAAACGTTTCGCGATAGGAAGCGGGGGTTTTAGGAGAAGTTTTTTCGCCATTTTTATATCCATCAGTATGGTCATATGTTCCGTGTAGTTGAAGGACTCTAGTTTCAAAGTTGATGTTTTTAGGTTCTATACTGACAATTTCACTTATTCGTCCACCATTTAAGCTTATAAACTCTGCTAATAAGGCAAGTCTATATGTGCTAGGTCTTCGTTTGAACTCTTTTAAAAATGGCTGGATTTCATCTTCTTCAAGATATTTTTGTTCGATTTTTTTCCAGTCTTCTAAAGTCTTTTTAGTCCTAGGGAGTTTTGCACGTCTGGCGGGATTATCTTGTATGATGTTTAACGATACAGCATAATCAAATACCTGGTTAAGTAAGCTCTTATTTCGTTCTTTTTTGCTAGAGGAAACCTCTAAATTATCAAGGTAGCGCTGAACATATCTAGCATCAATTTTAGTAATTTTTACACCCAAGCCAAAACTATCTCTGACTTCAGCTACATTCCCTTTCAAAGAAGCAATAGATGACCGCTTTAACTCTTGTTTGTGAAAAGACCACCATTCATCAAATAGGTCTGTAAAGAGCATTTCAGACGATTTTAGAGTACTTAATTTCGCAGCTATTTTAGCTTGAAGTATTCTTTGTGCCTCTTTTCGTGCTCTTGGTGTGTCACGATCCATCAATGTAGACACCTTTTTCCATTTTTGCGTGTATGGATCTTTATATCTTTCAACAAAATTTATTTTTCCGCTTTTATGATGTTCTGACCACATTGTTTTTACCTCACTTTTTTGATAAAATGGGTATAAGAAAAACGCCCATTTAATGGCTTTTTCTATACCAATTATTTCTATCCTCATGTTCTAGTTTGGCGACGGGAGCATGAGGATTTTTTTATTTACTATGATTAGTTTTTAACTTTAACTTTCATTGTTTTGTTGAGAATACCACTTTCTTCAGCTAGAGTAGTTTGATCTCCGTCGGATTTGATGTAAAGGTGTGGTGCATTAGTGTAACTTAAATCATATCCGTTATCAATAGCCCACTCGTTGAAGTAGTTTTCTTTTGCTTGGTAGACAGTATCAGCTAACTTTTGAATGCTTGAAGTAGGTTCATATTTGAAATCTTGAGGAACGATAACATAAATAAGATTTTTACCCATGTATTGCACGCTCACGCTGACATTGACACCGCCATCGGCAAGAGACTGATTCAAAGTGTTCATGAAAGCAGTAGCAAAAGCTGCATTTGATTCTTCAGTGTATTCTGGACCATCGTTTTTAGTAGTTGGCTCAGTTGATTGTTCTGTTTTAGAAGAACTTTCAGCTGTTGTTTTAACTTCGCTACTTGAAGACGATGAACTTTTTTTAGTTTTAGAAGAACTAGAAGATGTAGCAATAGTTGTTGATGCAGTAGTTGTAGATGCATTACTGTTATCTTTAAAAACAGTTGGTGTAATAAAGATAGTTCCTAACAAACCAACTGCAGCAACCGCAATAGAGATATTTCTCTTTTTAATATCAGGTTTCTTTTTAGTGAAGTACCAAACTGCACCAACTCCACCAACAAGGGCTACTGGCATTAAGATTGCAGCAATAGCAACGACTAAAGCAACTACCAGGATAATCAGAATGACTTTTCCTGCTCCGCTCTTTTTCATTATTTTTTCTCCATTCTCCAGCTTTTATTGTGATTCAGTGATTGCACATATTATTAAACAATATCCATTAAATTATAGTATTCATCAATAACCATGCATTCATCAGCTACAGTATTCAATTGATGTCTTTGCATAAAATTGACGTAGTTGAACTCATAGTCTGATTCTCTCAACTCTTCTTCTAATAAGAGTCTGATCATGTTTCGATTAGCTTGTAACTCGAATTGTTCATGACGTCTTTGATATTGATTAGAATCATGCTCAAGATGTCCAAGCTCATGATAAACAACTTTCTTCATAGCTTCTTCCGAAAGTGATTTATTGACGAAGATAATTTTAATGTCATCAATATAGATTCCAGGTCGTGGCCATAGCTCGTTATCAAAATAAGCTAATGTCACTCCGTACGATTCAACAAGTTCTTCAATAGTCATAGACTATCTTCCTTTGCTCATTTTTTAATTTCTACCTTTTAGATAGATTTCAATGATATTTGTAATTGCGTCAACATCTTCATCGGTAAGTGGTTTACCGTCGAAGGTCTTGGCGTTTTTCGCCATTTTGCGCAAATCTTCAGTAGTGTATTCTGATGCAGTATCGTCAGAAGCAATTCTGGGATTATCAGTGCGGCCATAAATATAATCAGTGGAAACATTAAAGTAATCAGCGATTTTAGCAATATGTTCGCTAGAAGAAGACTTACGTGTTTTTAAATTATAAATATAGTTTTCACTCAAACCAACAGACTGCGCTACTGTTTGCAAACTAACACCTTGTTTAGCCGCTAGTCCCTTTATTCTCTCAAAAGCAATTAAATTAAGGGTTTGATTAGTCATTTTAAAGCCTTTCTAAGCCATGACAAAAAATATTTTACTTTTTTGAGTAAAAACCATTGACATACAACACTCAAATGAGTAAAATATAAAATGTAAAGCGAATTAATAAGCGAAACAAAAAGCGAAGATATAACTAAAAAAATAAGTTTGGCGACTTTAAAAAATTAAGTAATATCAAGCGTTTTGTTAATGTTTTTCTTATACATTGATTTTACTCCAATGAGTGAAAAGAGTCAATACATTTTACTCAAAAATTCGCAAAAAAATTCGCTTTCTATTTTGGAGAAAGGAAGAATATAAAAAATGAGTCAACAACATCAAAAATGGATTGCGCTTGTTGAACAACGACTGAAAGAAAAAGGCTGGTCGAAAGCAGATTTGACACAAGTAGTTGGTCTTCGAAGTCCTGCTACAATCACTGATTTACTCAAAAAAGGGAAAGGAAGTGCTGATTTAAAACTCAGAGTCTCAAAGGCGCTTGATATCCGCGAGCCTTGGGAAAACTTCGAAGAAAATTAATTTAAATCATCTCTCGGTTAGTAGCTACGGCTCTAACAAGGTGATAAACCTCCTTTAAAAAAACAAAACAAATAAAACCGCAGTTTGATTTCCTCTAAACGATAAATATTTGATAAGACAACAATGATAAAAAAATCCTTGTTAGAGCTATAACTGCTAATCGAGAGTCCAGAAATTAGAAAGGGGTAAAGATGGAACAACGAGCAATGTCACAGATTGAAATCAAAGTTTTGAATGCAATCAGAAACAGAGCGAATTTTGAGAAACCTCTCAAAGCTCAAACACTCCGTTCAGAATTTGATTTAAATAAGCGAGAGCTTGAAGAGGTTATTGAAAACTTACGTGTTATATTCAAGCATCCAATTGTAGCTAAAAAGGTGCAGCCTAGCGGTTACTATTTGCCTAGAAATGACAAAGAGCGAAACGCAGGACTTGCACCTTACAAACAACAGATTTTAACTTCACAACGTAATCTAACCGCTGTTGTTTCAGTTGATTTAAATGAATATTGGCAGTTAGATCATGAGTGACAAAAAGAAAAAACGACTGACAGCAATCAGTCGCATAACAAATAAAACTAAAGTAAATTATACCACATTAAAAAGGAGCGCGCTATGCCGAAAGCAAATATAACGTATAAAGCTGTTGGCAACGACGAAAAAGCCGAATGGGGCGATTACAATCACTTGATTCAACGCTGGGAAGGCTTGAGCAAGAGCGTTGCGAAACAGTGGGCGGCTGAAATGCGTGAGCATCCAGAATTTAGGAAATACATCGACAATCCTACACATCGAATAGTTTTCATCAATTACAAAGGTTTTGAACTGTTCGTTAAATGGAAATCACGTAACCGATATTTGAGTAAAAAAGAAACATTAGCAGAAATGCTGGAAAATATCAAACTAGAAGAGAGAGTAGGAGTTTAACATGACATATCTAATTATCACAGTAGTAGTTTTAGCCTTCTCAGAAGTTATCACATTAACTTTATTAGGGCGTAAGCAAGAGCAAGTTCTTTACTATCAAAGCGAAGATTACAAAAAGAGTGTATTTACAGAATTAGCTTATCGCAATAGTCAAAAGTGGAGCAAAGCAAATGAAAAATAAGCAACAAATCGAGGAAGGTGATTAGATGGCCGATAACAAGAAATATTACTACTTAAAATTAAAAGAGAATTTTTTTGAAAGTGACGAAGCTATCATTTTGGAAAGCATGCCAGATGGTTATCTTTATAGCAACATTCTCCTAAAACTCTATCTCAGAAGCTTAAAAAATGATGGCTTACTAATGTTTAACAATTTAATTCCGTACAACGCACAAATGCTTGCGACGATTACGCGTCATCAAATTGGAACAATCGAAAAAGCTATCCAAATTTTTCAGCAGTTAAAATTAATCGAGATTTTAGACAATGGGGCTATTTACATGTCTAATATTCAAAACTTTGTTGGCAAATCAAGCACAAATGCTGACAGAATAAGAAAATACAGAAAAAGTGTTACAAATGTAACAACAAATGAGCAACAAATGTTGAACAAATGTGCACCAGAGATAGAGATAGATACAGAGACAGAAATAAAGAAAGATATAGAGTTAAAGAAAGAGTTAGAACTAGAACCAGAAAAAGAAGAAAGATTTGTTGATGTAGTTGAAGCGAATCTTGGCCGAGGTCTTGTTAAGTTTGAATACGACACGATGAACGATTATTTGATTAACAAACATGTATCAAAAGAGTTATTTCTTGAAGCAGTAAAAGTAGCAGTAGCTAACAATGTTCGCAAATTTAACTATATAAGTCGTGTTCTAGATAACTGGATTGAGAACGGTATTCAAACGGTAGAGCAAGCTTATCAAGCACAACGAGATTTCAAAGCTAAGAAAGCAAATCGTTATCAAAATGTTCAACAGCCAGCTAAAAGCAATGTACCTGACTGGGTTGATGAAGATTTCAAACATGAAGCAAGCGCAGAGGAACAGGCACAGCTTAATGCGCTGAAAGCAGCAATGATGGAGGATTAGAAGTGGAATTTTATAAAGAATACATAGATATAAGAAAATACAACGATAATGGCCGCAGCTTTAGAACTATTACAGCAACAGACCAGCTAAACCAAGAAGTAAAAATTAACCAACAGTGGAAAAGTGAAGTAAAAGGCTATATGGTCGAAGACTGTTACACAAGCATCCTTGTTCGCTGGGTAGGGTTAAGTAGCACTGACTTCACGGAGGTGCACTATGAATAAAGAAGAATTGATTGAGAAAATTAAAAACATGAGGTCGTTCGTTTCAACAAGTTTTCGAACTGACACTACTCTTATCCCTAAAAAAGACGTTATATTATTGATTAACCGACTTGACGGGCCAGAGAAACCAACTCTCACAAAAGAAGAAGCAGAATGGATTGAAGGGCTTAAAGAAGAACAAGAGCTTAGACCATTTTGGACAAAATATAGTATGCTTTATTTCATCACAAGGTGTGGCTTTGGATATGGTTTCTCATATGACCATGAGGGCAGAGAGATTGAATTAAAACACTATCCTCATGAAGTTCATGCAGAGAAGGAACGCCTTGCAAATGCTATTTTTTACGGTTATGAGATTGAGAAAGAGAAACTGTATACAGCAGTTCCGAATTTTATTACAAACAGTGCCTCAAAGCATGATAGCTATCTTAATAAAAGTAAAAGTAGAGGCACTTTCTTCTTTGATGACTTAGATAACGTTGATGGGAAGTATCAAACACATTTTACACAAGAAGAACTAGAAAAACTTAACATTTGGAATAATTTAGCTTTTGAAGTGGAAGAGGTGGAAGAATGATTGAAGAAAATTTAGAGTATCTATCAACTAAAGTCAAACGTGCGCAAGACAGATATGTTCGTAGTCAGCTCGATTTGTTTGACAGAATTTTAGCGCAGGTTGAGAAACAATATGAAAACAGTTTGGACCAGCAAACAATCAACGGTATTGCAGCAACCATCTATCAAGGCTACATCTTATCCGACATCGAAGATGCAATTAGAAACGGACGGTTCGAATGATTAGATTAGCAGATGAATTAGAACAGCAGGTCAAAGGTTGGAGAGCAAGATACTTCGGTCTTAGCCGCGAATTTGGCGAAATCATCAATCAGCAGCAAGACAAAATTATCAGTCTACAGCAAGAAAACAAGCGCTTGAAGCGTGAAATATGGAATCTTAAGAAAACGAAAGGAAGACGAAAATAATGACAAATCAAGTAGCAAAGCAAACAAAACGCGACATCACCGTAGACACTAGCGTATGGACACCACAAGATGTAAAACGATTTTTTGACCCACAAAACCTTTTGAGTGAAAAACAAATCGGACAAGCCTTAACACTTATCAAAGGGCGAAATCTTAACCCATTCGCGAACGAAGTTTACATCGTAGCTTATAAAAACAAAGGTGGTGGAACAGAATTTAGTCTGATTGTTTCAAAAGAAGCATTTTTAAAACGCGCAGCACAATGCAAGGATTACGAGGGTTTTGAAGCAGGAGTTGTAGTTTTAGACGCCGACGGAGTGCAAGTTGAACGCAAGGGCTCGCTGGTATTACCAAACGACACGATTGTCGGTGGATGGGCAAGAGTCTATAGAAAGAACTTTAAAGTACCTGTTGAAGTGTACATCAGCATGAGTGAGTATGACAAAGGACGAAGTACTTGGAAAGCAATGCCGGCCACTATGATTCGTAAGACAGCGCTAGTCAATGCATTGCGCGAAGCTTTCCCGGACGATTTAGGAAATATGTACACCGAAGATGACGGCGGAGAA